TACGTCACCTACGTTTGCTGCTGAGGTCGTTTCAATGTAATCTATGTAAGACCACCGTCTAAACATATTTGATAGGAGCCCTAGTGGATCATCCGTTTTTAGCTCCCCTAGACCTTGTTGCACGTCCCATGTTAAACGTTTCACGTTATCTGCCATATTGAAGTTAGATAGGTGTGGAGTGGATATCGGCTCTATTGGTTGAGGTGCATCCACCCTGTGGGGCCTACTATTTCCCAGAGCCATAGCTATGTAGCCTAATGGCTCTTTCCATCTTTCAATAGCAAGTATTGCACGTGGGGCATTATTTGAAACATACCTGGCAAACTGTCCTGTGGCTTGCAAGATAGCAGTTGGTACTCGTGATATACGTGTGTCACTCTCATGCCCACCTTTCTGTGAGACGCCCATATTGTATTCCATAGTCCTAGTAGGGCTCAGGGGTACACTTTTCTTGCTATATTGTTCATATAGGCCGCATATGTCTTTGTATGAAAGTGTACCTAGGACGATTGGATGTTGTGAAACTAATGGATTCTGTATGCGCATCATTACGGTCATTAAGGCTTCTGTTTCAGCTTTACCATGGAGTGATATTTCCATAAATGCTCGTGTTATGTTATCTTGTAGTACTGCATCATAGTCTGTTCCAGGTTTAACAATGTGCCCATGTAGAGATTTGAAGATAGATTCTTTCTTCAACTTCGCAACTGGTCTCTTCTTACCAAAATGTTCTACGTACTCGAACTTGCGTGATATTATATCTATGCCATGTGTCACCCTGCCTTCTTTTGTTGTACTTGTAACTACCATTCCAATGTCATTAGCGAATTCTGCATAGCTCTCGGGTGTGTATTTTGGATATTTCACAAAGCCAAGCATTTTCTTCCTACCTTCACAATTGTCGTCGCCATATGTTAGCAATTGCACTGCTTTCCTAAAGTCAACTCCAGGATACAACTTATTGAAATGGTAGCGTTTCAAAACGCTAGACACACCACCATCGATATAGCTCGTACCAGCGATCCCAGAGGGAACGATATTTTGTAACACTGTTAATGCTCCATCTACATTTATGAGGGGTGTGATTATCAAACGCACAATAGCGCGCATCATTTTGAAATCTGTCTCTGTGTAATTCCCTTCTGCTGCTACTTCAATCATCTCCATCAAGTACGCTTGCACTGCTTGAGAGTTTGC